AGAGGACGTTATCACCTTCATGGATCGTATCTGTGAAAATAAGATTCAACCTTTTATTGACAACTCCTATTCTGAACTTGCTCGATATACTCATGCCTATCAGCAAAAAATGATGATGAAGCGTGAAGGTCTGTCTGATAAAGGTATCTGGACAGCCAAGAAACGCTACATTCTAAGAGTGCATAACAATGAAGGTGTGCAGTATGCTGAACCACAACTGAAGGTCATGGGCCTTGAGATGATCAAGTCCTCTACACCAGCCGCCTGTAAAGAGAAACTGTGGGATGCAATCGATATCGTCTTTAACAAAGGTGAAGATGATGTTATTCAATTCATCGAAGAGTTTCGTCAAGAGTTCAAGTCTAAGAATCCGGCAGACATTGCATTCCCTCGTGGCGTCAATGGTCTATCTAAGTTCTCAGACAAGGCAAACATCTTCGGTAAAGGTTGCCCGATCCATGTTCGTGGTTCACTGATCTATAATGATCTGGTCAAGCGCAACAAACTACAGAAGAAGTATGAACTCATCAAAGAAGGTGAGAAGATTAAGTTCATCTATCTTAAAGAACCAAATACAATCCAGTCAAACATCATCGCATTTCCTAATGTGATACCACCTGAACTCAATCTGCACAAATACATCGACTTCGATATGCAGTATGAAAAGTCTTTTGTTGAACCATTGAAGATCGTATTGGATAGCATCGGTTGGAAGACGGAACATGTGAGTAGCCTAACCGACTTCTTTGCATAAATAGGTAATCATGAACATCTTAGTTTTTATAACCGGAATATCAATCTCGGTAGTTGCGGCCTATTACTCTATCATAGGCTTGACAACCATCTTTGCCGGAGCCTTCTGGGCAGTTGTTATCATGGGTTCTGTCCTAGAAGTAGGCAAACTTGTAGCCGTCTCATGGCTATATAACAACTGGCGCCATGTTCCATTCTTAATCAAATCGTATCTCATGCTCGCCATTCTCATTCTCATGCTTATCACAAGTATGGGAATCTTTGGCTTTCTATCTAAGGCCCATATCGAACAGAACCTCGCCATGAACACTGGCGTGACTGAACAGATTGAGATTATAAATAACGATATAAAGTCAGTAGAAGGTTCTATTGCCGATCTAAACAAACAAGTTGCACAGATTGATGCGGCCATTGAAAAGATGACCGAGAAGAATCGTGCTGAGAACTCTCTGAAGGCGGCTGAACAACAGCGCAAGACGAGAGGTGATCTTATCAAACGTAAGAATGATGAGGTCAAAAAGCTGAGTGAACTAAAGACACAGAAGATAAAGTATGAGTCTGAGTTCAAGAAGGTTGAAGCAGAGATTGGTCCTATCAAGTATGTTGCAGAACTTTTTTATGGCGGTTCTGACAGAGACATAGTTGACAAAGCCATCCGATCTGTTATAATACTACTTATATTTGTATTTGATCCTTTGGCAATCTTGTTACTCTTGGCGTTCAATATATCGAACAGGCGAGATGATATTCCAGAGTTTCTTGATTTGAGCGAAGTAAAGGATGTTCAACGTGATGAGCCAAGAAAAAGCCGAAAGACCGTGGGGAGCATGGGAAGTAATCGAAAAAGGAAAAGGTTACAAGATAAAGAAGTTGGTGATTCAACCTTACCAATCAATTAGTCTACAGTATCATAACCACAGATCAGAAGCATGGTCCATCGTAGAAGGTTTTGGAGAAGTCATATTAGGTGATAAAGTGTTTAGGGTTTCAGCAGGTGATTCCTTTGTGGTGCCTAAGAAAGCAACACATAAAATAACCGCAATATCAAAAACACCACTCATAGCAATAGAAGTCCAGTTAGGTGAGATTACCGAAGAGGGCGACATTGTAAGATTAGGTATAGGAGAACTAAAATGAATGAACTATTTAAAAGTCTAATGAAAGAAACTGGCAATGAGTATGCGGGCATTGCTGATGATGGTATTGAAGCAGGAGATGTTACAGGTTTCATCGGAACAGGTAGCTATGCTTTCAATGCCTTGCTCTCAGGTTCAATCTATGGTGGATTACCTGGAAACAAGGTCACCGCTCTAGCAGGTGAACCATCAACTGGTAAGACATTCTATGCACTTAATATCTGTCGCCAGTTCTTGAATGAAAATCCAAAAGGATTTATCTTCTACTTCGAGTCTGAATCCGCTATCTCGAAAGAGATGTTGACAGACCGAGGAATCGATACTAAGCGACTTGCTATCATGCCAGTTGCAACTATCCAAGAGTTCCGAACTCAAGCTGTTAAAATCCTAGACAAGTATCTTGAACAGAAGGGTGATAAATTGCCTATGATGTTCATTCTCGATTCACTAGGTAACCTCTCAACAGAAAAAGAAATGACTGATATTGCGGATGGCAAAGACACCCGTGATATGACTCGTTCACAGTTGATTCGTGGTGCCTTCCGTGTTCTTACACTGAAGCTTGGTAAGGCTAATGTGCCTTTGATTGTTACCAACCATGTTTATGATGTGATTGGTTCTTATGTTCCAACCAAGAAGATGGGTGGTGGTTCCGGTCTTGAATATGCCGCATCCACAATCATCTATCTTTCGAAGAAGAAAGACAAGGCTCTTGATGATGATGACGGTCGCACAGGTGCTGTGATTACCGCACACACTAAGAAGGCCCGTCTAACCGTCGAAGATAAGAAGGTTGAAACTTGGTTGAACTATGCTAGTGGTCTTGACCAGTATTATGGTTTGCTCGGTCTCGCAGAGCAGTTCGGTATTGCTAAGAAGGTTTCTACTCGTTATGAGTTTCCTGACGGTAGCAAGGGCTTTGAGAAAGATATCAAGAAGAACCCTGAGAAGTATTTCACTGAAGAAGTTCTTGCGGCCATCGATGCTGGTTGTAAGATCGAGTTTCTCTACGGTGGTGCACCTGAGACGGAAGATGATGATGAGGTTGAATCGGAGATCGCAGCATGATTGAGATCGGCAAAGACTATAAATTCAGAGATGATATGATCAAGTCTGATTCTAATGATACGGTGCCCATTGAAATCTTGACACCGCCCTATAATGGTGTTATACTAAGATTTACTAAGGTATCAGTAAAGGAACTGGAAAACGGTACAGCAGTTCTCCAGTTCGAATATGATTTATTTGATGCGGGTGAACATACTGAAACCAAACTTCGAAGTGAAGAACGTTTTCATCGACACCTTAGCGTATTATTGAATCACTTGATTTTAGAATCCGTAGAAGGAAATGATGATGCAGATCGAGAAGACTATTCTGAAGAATATTATGAAGAACGAACCGTTCATGCGGAAAGTTCTGCCGTTTCTAAAGGATGAGTATTTCACGGTCGAAGAGGATAGAACCCTCTTCAAGGAGATGCGTAGCTTCATTCTGAAGTATAACAGCCTTCCAACCGTTGATGCTTTGTCGATTGAGATTGATAGCCTTCGCACACTGAAGGAAGATCAAGTTAAATCAATTCAACAAGTCATCAAAGAGTTGGATGCTGATAAGGTCGATACTAACATTGATTGGCTCTCGGAATCAACCGAGAAGTTCTGTCAAGAGAAGGCGATCTATAACGCAATCCTGACCTCTATTGATATCATGAACAATAAGAATAGCCCCCTTTCGAAGGGGGCTATTCCACAACTCCTATCAGATGCGCTCGGCGTATCTTTTGATCCTAATGTAGGTCATGATTATCTCGAATCTTTCGATGATCGGTTTGAATACTATCATCGAACTCAAGAGAAGATTCCTTTCGACCTAGACTTCTTCAATAAAATCACCAAGAATGGTCTACCAAAGAAAACACTGAACATAGCCTTGGCTGGTACAGGTGTTGGTAAGTCACTATTCATGTGTCATGTGGCCGCCTCATGCCTCACTCAAGGTCGTAACGTCCTCTATATCACACTCGAACTTGCTGAAGAAGAGGTGGCTAAGCGTATCGATGCTAACTTGATGAACATCACATTTGAAGATTTGATGGCTCTTCCAAAGGACATGTATAAGAAGAAAGCGGAAAATCTTATCTCTAAGACAAATGGTAAACTGATTGTCAAAGAATATCCTACGGCTGGTGCATCAACAATTCATTTCAAGGCTTTGTTGAATGAACTGAACCTGAAGAAGTCATTCAAGCCAGATATCATCTTTATCGATTATCTGAACATCTGCATGTCAGCAAGAGTGAAGCCAGGTGGCTCCGTCAATTCATACACTTATATCAAATCTATCGCGGAAGAACTTCGTGGTTTGGCTGTAGAGTATGAAGTGCCAGTCGTTTCGGCTACACAGACAACCAGAAGCGGCTATTCTAACTCTGATGTTGATCTAACCGATACTTCAGAGTCGTTTGGTTTGCCTGCAACAGCCGACTTTATGTTTGCCTTGATCTCTACTGAGGCTTTGCAAGATTTGAACCAGATCATGGTCAAGCAGTTGAAGAACCGATATAATGACCCTACAACCAATAGAAAGTTTGTGGTGGGTATTGACAGGGCGAAGATGAAGTTGTATGATGTAGAACAGTCAGCACAGGACGATCTTTCGGATTCTGGGCAGACACAACACATCACATCGAATAACCGTTTTGATGGTAAAGACAAATTTAAAAAGTTGAAGGTGTAAAATGAGCATGTATGATATTGTGGTTATGCAAGACGATGGTGATTTCCTGTGGGGTGTGGTCGAGAACACGACCAGTCAGGTCATCGATACATTCTTCTTCCAAGATGATGCTGAAGCCTTCAAGAGTTGCCTAGACAAAGGTGCAGGTTTCAACGGGTTCACACCAGCCTTCATACTGGTAAAAGCCAATGTTTTCAGTAACGTAAATGATTCATTCACTCAGCACTTCTATGCATAGGATGCATAACTGATATGTTAAAATAATGGTTGCATCTCCCTCCATACCTGCTATTATGTATACATGATGATTGAGGAGAGATTGATGCGTTCGAGTAAAATTAAATGGGCTGAACCTTGGTTCGTTATCACCCTTTCAGAGGTTGGTAAAGAACCAGAAGTTGTCTTTACTGGCAACCTAGAGTATGCACTCGAACTCGCTAAAGAATGGGAGACCAAATAATGACCGATGAACTGATTGCACTGAAACCCTACCACTTGCTCGAAACCCTGTCACGGGCCGTATACCGTAAAGATCAAAACTATAGTTATGCGGCTGGTGTCATGGAGTCGGTGCTGACCAATATGCTCGAAGATTTACAGCGCACCAATCCTGAGTATGCTGAGATGTATAAGAAGCGGTTGATCAATGCCGTAACCAAGTATTATGAGGTGTAACATGGTTAAAATCGTATACAATTCTTGCTACGGCGGTTTCAGTTTGTCTGATGCGGCTGTTGCTCGATATAGAGAACTGAGAAAACTGAATAGTCTAGATGATATTGATATCGGATCTAGAGGTCGAGATATTCCGCGCAATGATGTTTGTCTCGCTAAAGTTGTCGAAGAACTCGGTCGAGAAGCTGATGGTGATTGTGCTAAGTTAGAAATCTATGAGATTGCTGCTGGCACTAAGTATTATCTTGATGAATATGATGGCATGGAACATATCATCGAGTTTGACGATTTCTTGTGGGAGACTGCATAATGTCCGCTGAAACTCTTGATACGATTGCCGCTTTGCGTGAGGTTGGCGGCTTCTTGATTGTGTTTGTAATGCCTTACGCGGTTTCGTTTTGGGTATTTAATAAGATGTTCAGCACTGAACGTTCAAGCTGGTAACATATATACTAAACGGTCTCTTAGTTCAGCTGGATAGAACAACGGATTTCTACTCCGTATGTCGGGGGTTCGAATCCCTCAGAGATCGCCAAATTCGCCCGTGTAGGCCAACAGGTTAGAGTCATGCGACTTAAAATCGCAACAGTGTCGGTTCGACCCCGACCACGGGCACCAATAACGGGGGAGTAGCTTAAAGGTGAAGCTGACCGCTCATAACGGTCCTAGTGTAGGTTCGAGTCCTACCTTCCCCACCACTTTGGAGATAGACGATGAAGAAGAAAGCGCATATACAGAACGACGATAATGTCCTCATTATCAAACAAGATACAGAATATGAAGAGGTTAAGGTTGAATTTATAGGTGGAGTGTGGCTTAGCCAGATGAATGGATTCAGCACCGATCCTCTTAGTGAGATTAGCCTATCTCCGAACCAAGCTAGAGAACTTTTTCGCATTTTAGGTCAAAAATATTTAGTTAGAGGTTGACATTCTAATATAAATAGACTATAATGACCATACTAAGAAATTCGCTCTTTGACAATTTAGGAAGATCAACGAAAGTTGTTTCTTCACAGACACTACACAGGGTAGCGTGTATGGACGCATACACTAGTCGAGCTGGAAGGGCCATCTCCCAGTTCTAAGATAACCTGACCAATGGCTAAGGACGGCCGCAACCGACTCCGAAATTTGGTTCTATTTGTAGTGTCTTTGTAGAGACAATTATTCCGAGTCGGTCACAAGGTGGGACAGCAGACTGTTAATCTGTTCATCAGGTTGGTTCGATTCCAACACTCGGAGCCAAATTTGAGATTGCGTCTAGTATAATGGTAGCACAAGTGGTTTTCATCACAAAAGAGCGGTTCGATTCCGCAGCGCAAAAGATATTGGACAGGTGGGTGAGTGGTTAAAACCAGGAGACTGTAAATCTCCCGCCTTAGGCTTCGTTGGTTCGAATCCAACCCTGTCCACCAAGTTTAGGACCATTAGCTCAGTTGGTAGAGCAGGAGACTCTTAATCTCTTTGTCGCAAGTTCGACTCTTGCATGGTTCACCAAAGTTTGCCTCCGTAGCTCAACTGGATAGAGTTGCGGTCTTCGAAACCGAAGGTTGGGAGTTCGAATCTCTCCGGGGGCACCAAATATGCTGACTAAGTGTGAAAGGTTGCACATGAGCTTGTGGCGCTCAAAGAACTGGATCGATACCAGTAGTCAGTACCATAAATAATGAATATATAATATCGGTGTGGTGTAATGGTAGCACAACGGTCTCCAAAACTGTTAGACAGGGTTCAAATCCTTGCTCCGGTGCCAATATCAGACTGTAGGAACTGGCTTCTTAACAGGCCTTCTTACAGTCTTTTTTCGTCTGATAACCTTCTTGACTGGCTTCTTCTCTAGTTCTTCTTTATGCTTGAGAGCCATCACAAGAATCAATAGACATACATTGATCACGGTTACGAGAGACCATTCGATAGTATTAGATAATGCAATCTTATCTTCGGTTCTCTTCTTGACATTATCATGAAACTTGGCGATGGTCACCATGATCTCATTCTTATCTCTCTGATACTCATTACCAAACATGAGATTTTGCGCTCTAGCCTCATCAGTCTCAACACTGTAAGATTTACCTGATCTGATCTCAGCAATCAATTTGAACGCTTCAATCTCCTTCACAGCTAGATTGTTTGATTGTTTGATTGCACTTTCATATAGATCCAGTTCTTCTTTTGTAAATTCAATCTCTTTCGCTTTATCGATAAGTGACTTCTGAACACCTTTCTTATCTGGCATCTCACCAGCACGAATCTTCAGAACCGTTTCGAATTGTTCACGCCATACAGGATTCTTTGTAGTTACATAGTATCTGGCATACATAGTCAGATCATCACTACTCTTTCCAACTAGAAAAGCGAAAGCCATTGCTCTTTGCTGTAGATTCGATTGTTCGGCAGTGTATTTGTTAGTGGTCAGAAAGACTAGGCTACTGATAAATATGATACCACTAAGTATGAAGGGTAGTTTAGAGTATTCGATAAACTTGTCTAACATTTTCATTTTAGGAATCCATACAATATCTCAAACGACTTCTTAATTTCTGTTTGATAGTTGGTTAACAAAATCATAGCGACACCACTTAACCCCATCAAGTTCTTTGATGCTGTTGGTGGTGCCGGTGTTGCTGATATAGGAGCCGCAACTTTTCTACGACGAATAGGTTTCTTTGGCATTTCTCTTTACCATTAAGTTTTGGTGCCTTTTATACCAGATGCTAATATGCAGGCGGTGATATTGTTGTGTTCAATCAATGTCCATGACCCTATATTATCATTTTCCCACCATTCTATAAATGCGCCATTGTTCATGTTTACTGCACTCATGATTACAGATTCATTATGCTCTTCTTTTAAGTATGATACTGCTTTTTCTCTTGAGGTACAGGAAACGGTTTTCTGCATTAGTTGTTGAGAATGTGCTATGCTTACAGTAAAAAATGACATTAAAAATAACGTCACTATTAATACTTGCATCCTATGCTTACTCCTTTTTAAGGTTTATATTTTCAATGCTTGACATATCGCAGCCACACACAACAAGGCTAACAATGTTCCTAGGAACACAGCCGCTTCTATTGGCAATCTATAACCAAAAGCCCAGATATCATTTTGACTTCCAAAATTTGACATAATCATACACTAAAACTCTTACCACAACCGCATGATGTTTTCTCATTTGGGTTTCTAAATACTAGTTGAGATGAACCAAGTTTCTTTTCATAATCTAGTTCTGTTCCTATTACAAACAATATACTAGTCTTATCTACTATCAATCTCCTGTCAGATCCTAGATCGACAATGAAATCGAGAAGGTCAGGATCATCACTATTGAAATTATAATCATAACTGAATCCAGCACAACCTCCTCCTTTAACTTCGATTCTGATATCTTTATCAAACGATGTTAGATAATTGCGGGCCGAATCTGTAACTGTTATCATCATACTACCTATGAATTATACCATATGAAAATGCGCCAAATATTGAGATTCCGAGAATAGCTACTACTCCCAATATAATAAGTAAGAGATGACCAACACCTATCATCTCATCATCTTGCGATTTCTTTACTGTTGAAGAAACTCGCTGTTCTTGTTGTATCTTCTTGTATGCTTCACGTTCACCGTGAGACATATTCATATAAGCGGCATCTTGTTGCTCTTTAAGTTTAGCTTCGTTCTTAGCACGAATGACAGCATTCTTAGCCGCAACAGATGCATTCTGTTGCTTTGCTTTAGAATTGGCGGCCGTCTTCATATTCTTGCCGTCTCTTAGAACATCGGCAACACCAAATATGGATTCGGCTAGAACTTCACCCCATGCTTTTCCAAGCTGGGCTGCTTTCTTTGGATCTGTCGGTAACATTGAAACCTCTCTGTTATCGTGAGTATAATGAAATCAAAAACAATAACAAAAAAGATACACATCTATTAACTATTTATAAGCCTGCTAACAGGTACCAAGTTTCTGTGTGTGGTGTAGTCTGGTTAACATACCTGATTTGGAGTCAGGGGACCGCTGGTTCGAATCCAGCCACGCAGACATTCGACCTCCGTCATAGAGGTCGTTCAAGACGCGGAAGACCCAAGTCGCGTAAAAAACGGGTGGGGGTTGATAGCTTTCGACCAAGCACACAACCACGTTGCATAGCAGGAGAGGCGGGGCTATGTTACATATTTAGGAGTCATAGCAAAACGGCTAATGCGCGGGACTGCAAATCCTTGAGGTTCCAGTTCGAATCTGGATGACTCCTCCAATCACCTAAATAAAAGATGCTAATCAAAAAGGAGAAGCATCATGTTAGGTTACGACTACACTGATAATATGATCAGAGAACATCTGATCAAGAATGCTAAAGGTGTGGGTAAACTATGGGCATCTTTAATCCTGCAATATCCTACCATATACTCAGACTTCTGGCGGGGATACTATGAAGAAGTCAAGAGCAGGCTTTCGCCCAAAGCCGCAAAATAAGGAAAACTAAATGTTTAGAAAACAAGTAGCTGCCATCATGGCGGCGATGGTTCTTTCTGGCTGTAATACAGTTAGGCCTGAGAGTCAACAAATGGTTGCAAGTTGGTATATGCACGGAACACATACAGCAAATGGTGAAAGATTCAATCCAGATGGAATGACAGTCGCACACAAAACACTACCTTTTAATACTAAATTGCGCTTGACACATAATGACAAATCTGTTATAGTAAGAGTTAATGATAGGGGACCGTTTATTAAAGGAAGAGACATTGATCTATCTCGTGGTGTAGCTAAGGTTCTCGGTTGTCCAGGAATTTGTAGATTAGATGCGGAGATTATACAATGAGTGATCTATTCGATACTCTAGATTCAATTCAAGAGGCTTTTGATGAGGCAGATGAAGAACTAGAGAAAATGGTGAATGATTGTGATCCTACACTGAAGCTAGCCGTTACCGCATGGGTGATGAAGCACATCGTCGAACATGCACAAGAAGGTGGTAGCTTTCGCTATCTTATCTATGATCGGTTATGGTTTGGTCCTGAAGCCTACGTTCCACTGTATACTGCAGGTGGTATGGAAATCTCTAATGAGTTTGACCTCAACATCATGAACGATATCCGTGAGGTGGTCAAAGAGAACCAATATGATAAACTGAAAGAACTGGCCAGTCTTTGTGACGAACCAGATTGCTATGATGAGATATCTTGTGGATGGCCTTCTGATAAAGGCTATCGACGTACCTGTGGTAATCACTATATATCTAAAGACTACAACATATAGGAGTATATTATGACAAGACAACCAAGTGCTAAAATTTCTGATAAGTTAACCAAGGTCAATGACAGTTTCACAGTCAACATGTATGAAAATGGATTCATGGTTGATATTGGCGGTCGTGATGATGAAGATAGTTGGTGTTCCACAAAGATCATCGCAACATCACTCGACGACCTGATTGAATTGATTCGTGAGGCAACCGAGATTGATCGCGCCGATTAAGCTATGCATTCTCTGTATAGCAGGGTTGCAAAAAAAGACTTGACTTTACTGATGGTCATGCTATAATGGTATCAAATCGGTAAGAGAGGTTTCTATGAAAGTTTATGTGTCTGGCAAGAACGACAATCTAGACAAGAAAGAGATTAGAGCCGCAATCAAATTCTACGGAAAGACGCTTTTAACCGAGCGCCTTTTCGATAAAATCAAGGTCTATGTTAAGTGTAATGATGATGAAGATGGTGGCAGTGCAGGTCCGATTGATGATATCAAACGGCCTCGTGTGTTTGAAATCTACGTTAATCCTCTGATGGGTAAACGTAGACAGCTTATCACGCTAGCCCATGAAATGGTTCACATCAAGCAGTTCGCTAAGGACGAATTGAAGTATAATGTTCGTCGCAATACCGACAAGTGGTTGGGTGAACATATAGATAGTAGTGTAGATTATTTTGATAAGCCTTGGGAGATCGAGGCGTTTGGTCGTGAGTTAGGTTTGTATATTCGTTATATGAACCAGAGAAAGAAGTAGAGCATCGAAGTTTTATAAATAGGTCTACTAGGTATAGGAGACCAAGATGCCAATAATAATCGAATATAACTGTTTGAATTGTGGTGTTTATGCTAAGAAAGCTAATGTTTCTGGCAAATACTGTTCGAACAAATGTCAACACGAACGTTCGATGGTTTTGAAGGTCGAATCTAATACAGCTTCGAGCAAAACTATGAAAAGATATCTATTACACACCGGAAAATATGTTTGTTCTGAATGTGAAATAGATAGTTATAACAACAAACCTATTATGTTAGAACTTGAACATAAAAATGGAAATTCTAACGATAATAGTTTAGATAATGTGTGTCTATTATGTCCAAATTGTCATTCGCAGACCGCTACATATAAAGCGAAAAATAAAGGTAATGGTCGACATAGCAGAAGATTGAGATATCAAGAAGGTAAGAGTTATTAGAGATAAGCCCCTAAAGCATAAACGGAGATGCAGCCGCCTTGTAAGCGGCAGATGATCGTTCAAGCCGGTCTGGGGGCACCATTATATGTGAATCGTATGAAGCCAACTATAGCATTGTTCAGACACCATCCAGAATGTTCCAATCAATGCTGTGATGGCATGATCAAAGCCTTATCACCTAAGTACCAGTTCAAACTGTTTGATGTTGGTGAGATTAATAATGAGACGTTGAATGGAGTGGATATTGTTGCTTTTCCTGGTGGTATCGGAGACTCTAATAAGTATTATGATCTCTTTCGCAAAAGTGGCTCAAATATGGTCGCTGACTTTGTTGTGCGCGGCGGCCGTTATCTTGGTATCTGTATGGGTGCTTATTGGGCCGGTTCTCATTATTTTGATGTTATGGAAAATGTTGACGCGGTCCAATACATAAAGAGACCTAATGCAGATATTCGCCGTAGTTACTCAACAGTTGCTTCTGTTAATTGGCTTGGTGGCAATCATAGCATGTTTTTCTATGACGGATGTTCGTTGATTGGTGACGAAACGAAGTTTGATACGATAGCCAGATACACGAACGGTGATCCGATGGCTATCATACAGGGAAGAATCGGTCTAATTGGCTGTCACCCTGAATCAGAGAAATTCTGGTATGATAAGAAGTATCTTCAATCATACTGGCACAACGAAGATCACCATAAACTCCTGCTTGAGTTCGTTGATGATCTAATGTCACGATAAGGAAGTTTGGCCGAGCGGTTTAAGGCTCTAGTCTTGAAAACTAGCGTGGGTGTAAGCCCACCGTGAGTTCGAATCTCACAGCTTCCGCCAATATTATGGAGTGTATGATGGATATCTATGAAAACTATGTGACGTTCTTGAGGTTCGAAGTTGGCATCTTGAAGGGTAGATTGAAACCTGAAGATACAGGTCATATACATACTACCATTCGAGTCCTTGAAGAACGCATTCAAGAAATCGAGAATAACAAACAGAATTTGAAGGTTTATAACGATTATCAAGTTCATAGTCTATCGTGAGGTGATTGATGTTACCTGTTGCTGTTAATCTAAATAACATTCGACAGTATTATACGCAATACCATGATTATGGGTATAATGAAGAACCAGTAGAGACAACCGAGTTTGTAGCATATGAGTTCATCAATCCAATCGATATCAAGACCAAGATTGTAGAGTATCTTGGTAAAGTTTTGGCTAGATGCTGGATTCAACCAGCCTTGCTGAAAGATTTAGAGAATGATGCTCATACCTGCTTGTTAGAGATGGGTCTGATCTTACCACCTGAGTTGAACATTCATGTGGTCAAAACGAATAAGAATAGACCACGGTTAGTGGTTTATGAAACTGTTAATGGCAAACCTAAGAAAGTCTGTTATCTTCAGCTTTCTATGATAGCCAGTAAATAATTGCGGCTGTAGCTCAGTGGTAGAGCGTCACGTTGCCAACGTGAATGTCGTCGGTTCGAAACCGACCTGCCGCTCCAATTATGCGGGTTTAATGTAACGGTAGCAGATCGGATTCCAATCCGAACGAGTGGTTCAACTCCACACCCCGCTCCAACTAAATACCTCGCACAATCTCGTGCGGAGTGTTTATAAAATGGCTAAGAAAAAAGAATTACACTTAACAGAGGTTCGTGATGCACATGCGAAGATTGAACTAAAAAGAAGTTCGAAGTGGCCTACTGTTGAAAAGAAACATATAAAGAAAAATCCAACCTGTGCTGCCTGTGGCGGCACTTTGCATTTGAACGTTCACCACAAGAAACCTTTTCATCTGTTTCCTGAACTAGAGTTAGAATCGACAAATCTGATCACACTCTGTATGGATGGCGACAAAGATTGCCATATTAAACTAGGTCATGGTGGCAGCTTCAAAGCATATAATCCAAATGTTGAAGAAGATGTTAAGGTTGTAGCACAGAACTTTAACATGGAACTATTAACTGAAGTCGCCGTTAAGGCAAAGAAAGCCAAACTATTAGCTTAAAGGAGTTTACATGAGATGGCAAAATACTGGGGTTATCACCTGATTTTAGATTGCGCTGGCTGTGACCATGACGCGATTACCTCTTACGATACAATATATACTTTCGTCAAGCAGTTGGTGAGAGATATCGATATGGTAGCCTATGGTGAGCCACAAATAGTGGACTTTGGTTCAGGTGATAAGGCCGGTTATACATTGGTACAGTTGATCGAAACATCGAACATTTGTGCCCATTTTGTTAATGAAAACGACACAATGTATCTTGATGTTTTCTCTTGTAAAAGCTATAATGATGAAACTGTAATTGAGTTAGTGGAAAAGTTCTTCGGCGCCAAGTCTGTGAGAGCATCATACCTGACTCGACAAGCATAAAGTATAACGTGATGGAAATGAGAGAAAGATTCATAGCGGCAATGGCACTCTTCTGGATGCCTTTAATCGTTATGACAGCTATCATAATCTATCACGTTATTACTGGTCAATAGCCCCACTGGCCCAACTGGTTAGAGGTGCTTGCCTTAGAAGCAAGAGGTTCTCCGTTCGAATCGGAGGTGGGGCACCAAAATTCTGGAAGGTATATCATGTTAGAATGTTTAATCCTTGGTGATAGCATCGCAGTTGGAACACATATGTTCTATAAAGAGTGTGTTGAATTAGCCAAAGGTGGTATCAATAGCTGGCAATTCAATAAGATGTTCGGTGATAGACCTTCACTAGATATGACTGATTATAAAATAGTCATAATCAGTCTTGGTAGCAATGATCATAAGGGTGTGAAAACTAGGGATGAACTTGTGAAGATACGAGACAAGATCCGCGCCAAACAGGTCTACTGGATTCTACCATATAACAATACTGAAATACAGAAAACTATAATCGATCTTGCCTCTAAATATGGCGATACCATTATCCCAATTAGAGGTATCAGTAAGGACAATATTCATCCTACTGGAAACGGTTATAAGATGATTGTTGATGAGGTAAAACAACACAGGTAATACCATGAAAAAGTTTGATATTGAGGTTGTTAAAGAGTTCATCTTAAACACTTCGCCTGAGACCAAGATATATATTGGTGCAGACTCCGAACGTTACCGTGATAAGAAAGCTTTATGGCACGCTGAGTATACGGTAGCCATTGTTATTCATATCGACGGTAACAAAGGTTGTAAAGTCTTTGGTAATGTTTCGAGAGAGCGTGATTATGATAATCGTCATGACAGACCAGCACTCAGACTAATGAACGAGGTGTATCGTGCTTCAGAAATGTATTTACAACTTGCAGATGTTATTGGTGATCGACACTGTGAAGTCCATCTTGATATCAGTCCTGACATTCTACACGGTTCTTCTTGTGTTGTCACTCAAGCCATTGGGTATATTAGGGGAACTTGTAATATTATTCCTATGGTTAAACCAGATGCATTTGCAGCCTCTTACGCTGCTGACAGACTAAAAGAAATTCTAGCCGCTTAATGGTGAGTTGGCTGAGTGGCCTAAAGCACTCGTTTGCTAAATGAGCGAACCCTAACCGGTTCCGTGGGTTCGAATCCCACACTCACCGCCAAGGATATATGATGCCTATACTTGATACACTCTTTACTCGTCGCTATAAGGTTTCAAAAGACCGTCTGGCTATTTGTGCAGATTGTGAGCATTTTGAACCTAAACGACAGAATCGGTGTCTCAAGTGTAGGTGTTTTATGGATTTCAAGACATTATTACCAGACTCGGAATGCCCTATAGGAAAGTGGAGTAAGATAAATATTAATGACGTTATACTCAAGGAGACTGAATAATGGCCGCATCGACCGAACTAATCGACAATATGAAAACCCTTCTAGCTGATACATTCACTATGTATATCAAGGCTCACGGTTATCACTGGAACGTTATCGGTTCTGATTTCCCACAACTTCACAAGTTCTTCCAGAAACTATATGAAGAATTGCACGGCGCAACTGATAATATTGCAGAACAGATTCGACAGATTGATGCTTTCGCTCCAGGTACCCTTCAGCGTATGAAAGAACTATCCGGTGTAGCAGAAGATGATAAGATTCCTGTGGCTGCTAACATGATCACAAACCTTATCACAGCCAATGAGGTTATTCTGACCGTATTGATGGTTGCTTATAAACAGGCTGATACCGATGAGGAGTTTGGTCTGGCCAACTTCCTTCAAGACCGCATGATGGCTCATAAGAAGCACGGCTGGATGCTCAAGGCTACCTCTGGTAAAAAGGCGGTTAATACGACCACTTGACATTCCGTAAAAAGCCCTGTATAATATAGGCATGATGAAAAAGCTTCAAACTCTCGAATCAACTAAGAAAGCCCCTGAAGGGGCTTTTTTTATATGCTAAATACAAGGAGGTATTTTTATAGAGGTAACTCATGGCTGTTGCGAAAAAAACTGGAACAGAAACAAAACTCACCAAAAGTGATTTCTTACTGGAGATCAAAAAACTAGGATATCATGATATAAAAGAACTATCCTCTACACGGTTTGCCATTCTTGTAAGCACCAGTAGCATGAGAGAATCTTCATTAAAAAGCATACTTTTAAGATTGCAAAAGAAGTATTCGGTCACATATGATAAATCTACAAATCTATCTAGTATAGGTCATCTGGTGATCGAAAATGAATATCTACTCACCGCTAAACCTAAGAGTAGGCAGGGTAACGCTTCGGCTGGTGTTGAGAACGAAATCATTCTGGTTGATGAAATAAATAGTGCTGTAAAAGATAGTGGTGAAAATATAACTGTTATATTTAAACATGGCGGCATCAACTTCACAATGAGAGATGTATCTCAGGCTACCAGAGCCGGTGCAGATACTAAGAATCGTAAAAAATCTGATGTTAACATCACTTCAGGTAGAAACAATATACCAATATCGGTGAAGAAAGATAATGCAGAAAATTGGGAATCTGCTGATAGCTATTGGGGTCAGACAGCAAAAAAGTTTATAGACTATGCGGTTGAAAAAGAAAAAGTTACACTTAAAAAGACTGGACTAGTTTATAAATTAGAACCATCACTTGCCATAAAAGCCGATCTAGATGAAAAAGAGAGTGTTGTTTTCGGATCGGACATTCTTGCAGGTAAGGGTGCCGTTATTAAGAAAACCTTTTCAAAAGATGACTTCACCTTTGATACCAAGAAGAACACTCTGACGGTATCTGTAACAGAAATAATGACAAAGGTGAGTGATATAACAGGTTCGAGTGATGTATGGTTCTTGATTAGAAATGACAGCACTAGATTAGGTTCTCAGACAGGATATCCAGGTCTTAGAGTTTTGGCCGTCTATCAGAGTAGAGTAAACATGAACGTAGTCAGATTAGACAGAAATGTTATCGAATGATTAAATTTTCAGAATACCTAACGGAAGATAAAGAAGGTAAGAACCTGCATCTGGAACACCTCGAAGATGAGGTGTTGAATGGTGGTGTTGGTGGCACTCGTGGTGCTATTAACTTTCTACAGTCTCTTAGAGATATGTTGGCCGGCCATTCATCTGAACATAAGGTCAATCTGACAACTAAATGGGATGGTGCACCTGCTATCTTTGCAGGTATCAATCCTGCTAATGGTAAGTTCTTTGTTGGAACCAAAGGTGTCTTTGCTCAGAATGCAAAGCTAAACTACACTGATGCGGACATTGACAAGAACCATCCAGCCGAAGGTCTCAATAAGAAATTGAAGGTTGCTCTCAGATATCTTGCTGAACTCGGTATCACTGGAGTTATTCAGGGTGATATGATGTTCTCTAAGGGTGATCTGAAGCGTGAGACGATTGATGGTGTCAGCTACATCATATTTCAACCAAACACTATCGTATATGCGGTTCCAACCGATTCCAAGTTAGCAGAACAGATGATGAATGCACAGATGGGTATTGTCTGGCATACATCCTATGTGGGTCCAGCACTCGAAGATATGAAAGCATCGTTTGGTGTTGATATTGCTCGTTTGAGGCAGACTCGTAACGTATGGTTCCGTGATGCATCTTTTGTTGATGCCACAGGTACCGCGACCTTCACTCAAGCTGAAATGACGGCGATCAATAGCATTCTATCTCAGGCTGGCAGTCTCTTCAGAACAATCTCACCTCGCACTCTCAACGAAATCTCCACTAATGAAACATATAAGATACAGATCAAAGCATGGAACAACTCAAAGGTTCGTAACAACGAAAAGATTACGAATACAGTGACTCATGTCAAAGATTTGATTCTTTCTATCGAAGAAAAACTAAACAAAAACCTAGGCGATGCGAAGAAAGAAGATACACGACTAAAGAGAGCGCAAGAGAAAACTATCGTAATGAACTTCTACAAGTCAAATAAAGATGAGTTGAAGAAGATTTTTGACTTGCAAAACCTTCTTGTTGATGCTAAACATATGATTGTTCGTAAGCTAGAGCAAGTTCAAGGTGTAACAAACACATTCATGAAAACTGATAGTGGTTATAAAGTTACAGCACCAGAAGGTTTTGTTGCTGTAGATATTCTTAAAGGTAATGCTGTTAAACTGGTCGATAGACTAGAGTTCTCACAAAACAACTTCAATGCAGCTAAAGCGTGGGTGAAATGAAATCATTATTTGAATATCTAGATGAGTCTGTAAAGAAAGAAACCAAAGGCATCTTGAATGTCTTTGATATTGATGATACACTATTCAAGACCTCATCTAAGATTCTCATTGTGAAAGATGGTAAGACCACCAAAGAGTTAAGTTCTGGTGAGTTTAACACATATAAACTCAAATCAGGTGAGAAGTATGACTTTGAGCAATTCAGGTCAGGTAAGCACTTCTATGCCACATCTAAACCAATCGATAATGTAATCAAGAGAGCGCAAAGGGCCGTTGGTTCTGAGACCGAAAACTGTAAGACGATCATCATCACAGCCCGTTCCGATCTAAATGATAAGGATGTGTTCTTGGATAAGTTCCGTCAACACGGTTTCCCTATCGATCAGGTCTATGTCGAACGTGCTGGTAACTTACAGAAGCTACAACCATCTGCTAAAGTCCACATCACCAAAGGTGCGGTGCTGATGAGATACATAAAATCAGGTAAGTTCAACAAGATTCGTATGTGGGATGATGGTGTTGATAATCTCAAAATCTTGCTGAAACTAGGCGAAAAGTATCCTGAAATCAAGATGGAAGCATACTTTGTCGATGAGCAAGGCGATACATCCAGATACACTGGATAATGTCAGAATTGTGTCTATAAACGCTGTCGGATTGGGGTATTATAAATAACACTATAAGAAACATTCCTGTAGAGGGAAAGATATGAAAATCATTGCTGTATATCCAGGCCGTTTCCAACCTTTTCACAAAGGTCACGCACAGGTCTACAAGTGGCTCAAAGAGAAGTTCGGTAACGCACATATTGCAACTTCAGATAAAGTCGAAGCCCCCAAATCACCATTCAATTTTGACGAAAAAAAGAAGATGATGGAACTGGCTGGTGTATCACCGTCAGATATCTATCAGGTCAGAAATCCCTACATCGCGCCAGAAGTTTTGAGACACTATGACGGAACCAAGACGGTTCTCGTTTTCGCCGTGTCTGAAAAAGATATGGCAGAAGATCCTCGCTTCTCATTCAAGCCTACAAAATCTGGAAAACCTGGTTATCTACAACCTTACCCTAAAGATGGTAAAGGTCTAGAACCATTTGGCGATCCAGATAAGCCAAGAGGCTATGTTGTAACAACCCCCACATTCACATTCAATGTCCTTGGTGAACCGTCTAAGTCGGCTACAGAAGTTCGTAAGCAATTTGCTAATGCCGATCACGAAACACAGAAGAAACTCATTAAAGACCTATTCGGTAAGTATGACGCTAAGGTTCATAAACTGATGGACGAAAAGATCAAAGGTGCATTAAACGCCGCACCTAAACCGAAATCAATCAAGCAGATTAGAGAAGAACCAAACGACAATGATAGTGGTAGACCTATCGTTGATCCAAATGAACCAAATACACCGATGGGTAAGTTCGTAAGAAAATACACACCAGTTGGTGATGTTGAAGATGTTGTTAAAGGTGTTCAGCAGGGTGATGTTAAGAAAGCTCTAGGTGGTGCAGTCAGTCTCGGTGCTCAAGCACTAACAGGCACAGTTGGTACGGCCGCCAAGATTGCTGTTGGTGCCGCTAGAGGTGCTGGTATTATGAATGAAGATTCTGATCAACTCGACCACGAAAAGTTTGGTCCAATGCTGGACACATTCGTCCAGTTCGCATCTAAGAAAATTGGTATTCAATCTCTACCGCAGATAAGCCTACAAAAAGGTGAGATGCAGACTTCTTTCGGTGGTTATAGCCCACAGAACAAGTCAATCGTGGTTGTCACAAAGAACCGCCATCCAATGGATGTTTATAGAACGGTTGCACATGAACTTGTTCACCACAAGCAAAATGAAGATGGTAACCTAGGTAAAGATATTGCGGCAGAAGGTTCTACTGGTTCACCAATCGAGAATGAAGCTAATGCTGAAGCTGGTAAGATCATGCGTTGGTTTGCTAAGAAGAATCCTGATGCATTTAAGTCTGGTCAAATTGTTGAATCAGTAATTGAAGAAGGTTTAAATGATCCTTCTAGACAGAAAGCTGTATTCTTAGCTGGTGGTCCAGGTTCTGGTAAAGATTTCATCATGCAACGCACATTGCATGGTCATGGTATGAGAGAAGTTAACTCAGACACAGCCCTCGAATACTTGATGGATAAAGAAGGTCTCAGCAAGAGAATGCCACCCGAAGAAAAAACAGCTAGAGATGTTGTTCGTGGTCGCGCTAAGAAGGTTACCAAAGAGAAAGAGCGTAATGCTATTGCAGGTCGCCAAGGTCTAATCATTAACGGCACAGCGGATGATCCTGAAAAGATCATGAAAATTAAAGGTCATCTCGAAGATAATGGTTATGATACCATGATGGTGTATGTTGATACATCAAATCCTGTATCGAGAGAAAGAAATATTCAACGCGGTAAAGAAGGTGGCCGAGAAGTGCCTGAAGATATCCGTCAGCAGAAATGGCAGTCCTCACGAGATGCCAGAGAACCATTAAGAGCCGCTTTCGGTGATAATAAATTCATTCGTGTGAATAATAGTGAAGATTATCGCACAGTTCATCCTGATCGTAAGAAAGAAATTGATACCGAACACAGTAAAATCTTCAAGACAGTTCGTAAGTTTGCTACCGCTCCTGTTCAAGATACTGCATGGCAGGAGAAAGAAAAAGAGAAGCGCGGTATCACCAAGTTCACAACACCAAAAGCACAGAAGTTTGGTTCTAAACCTAAACAACCAGCACAGCAACCAGAATATGTTCCAAATCCAAGTGAATTGGAACAGGCTAAGCGTCTAGGTGTTCAGCACATCGGTAATGGTCAGTTTGGTGCTAAGGGTGCTGAACCTACACATGTTTCGAATGGTGGTCAGCTAACAACCTTAAATAAAGGGCTCTCAGAGGACCTTCGCAAATGGTTCAGTAAAACTGATCCTGAAGGTGGTTGGAAAAGAATCAATTCTAAAGGTGAAGCGATTGGTCCTTGCGCTAGAGAGCCGGGGGAACCAAAACCTAAATGCATGTCTAATGAAAAAAGGGCTATGTTAACCAAGAAAGAAAGAGCGTCAGCGGTTCGTGCAAAGCGTAAGCATGATCCTAATCCTG